CTGGTTCTATAACATTCTACGGCGAAAAACGTTTAGCGACTTCTGTCGTAGACCCATTCGCAATTGTTCGTTATCGTTCTACAGGTACAGCAAACTAGTAATTTGGGATGTGGATAAATGCCACATCCCTTTTTTAAATAAAATGAGAATATCCATGACTATATCTAAACAAATTTATGAAGGCATTAAAAAAGCTTTAATTGAAGGCGAAGCAACAGTTCAATTAGACGCAAATGTAATTAACGAAGCTAGCGCCCTCACTGGTTCTGGTTTGGGTATTGGTGGTAAAACTTATTTTGATGAAGTGTTTTCAGCTGCAAGATTTGCTAATCCATTTCGCATGGGTGCTAAACAAATTTTAGAGTCTGGTGCAGCGGCTCAATTTGTAGCTAAAACAGGTAACGCGGCAAACTCAACTAACCCTTGGCTTTATGCTGCAACTCCTAATAGTGGCTCACCTAATATCAACACGTCAATTTGGCAATTGCCAATGCGAGTTATTTCAGCTCAAATACCAGTAAGAGAGTCTGCTATTGACGATATTAATGGTTTAGAAACTGGAATTGTAGAAGATTTAATGATGGAATTTAGTCAATTAGAAGCTCAATCAATGGCAACTAACAATGACCAAGCAGGCTCAATTACTAATAGTAGTGGTGCAGAAAGCGGACTTCGTGGATTAACTTTATATCCTACTGGTGTAGCTGCATCATACGGAACAAGTGGCACTGCAATGACCAATGGACTGCATACAATTAAAACAATTGAAAATAGTTATGCTCCTATTGCATATAACGCAATTGCAAGCGTTGTAGAAGCTTTGCCTCCACAATATTACTTCATGGAAAGCACTGCATGGCATATTCATCCAACGTTAATTGCTTCATTGCGTAAACTAAAAACTTCAGGTTCTGGTATTACAGAAGGACAACCTTTGTTTTTAGAAGTAGGTGACAATGATGGTGGCGCTGGTATTTATATGTTTGGCTTTCCTGTAATAGCAAATCCGTATTTAGATGCACCAGGCGTAGGCGCTGTGTCTTTAATATTGGCAAACTGGAATAGATTTTTAACTATTGTAGATAACGAACAAATGGTTTTAAAGCGCTTTGATCAAACTCAACCAGGGTTTGTCACTTTGTACGCGGAAAAACGCTTAGTTTCAACAATTAAAGATCCGTTTGCTGGCGTTTATTTGAAAGGCATTTAATTATGTCATTTGAAAATTTAGGCGTAGTTAATAGCTATCAAAGTAGAAACCCATATAATTATCAAAAGTTTGAGCAAATTAGCAGGGACTTAACTTCTAGCTGGCTTACTCTTACTGAGATACAAAATCAACTAAATTTATTTGGCGATTCGTCACAAGATACTTATTTATTAGGATTAGAATTGTCTGTAAGAATGATAATTGAAGACTACTTAGGTCTTTCAATATTCCCTATAACTTATAGAGTGTATTATAATTCTAACAATTTAATTTCTTCATCAATTTCCTTTGATTTGCCAGAAGTGTCAGAAACAATAAGCATTTTAAGCTTAAAGTTTTACAGCAACGATGCAGTGCCTATTTTAACAACACTGGAGCCTATAAATTACTTTTTTGATGCAACTGGTAACAAAGTAATTTGTAACTCGTTACCTAGCAACGTTAATACTTTGATGACTTCACCAATAGTGATTGAATATTCTATTAATGAAGGATTGATTGCACAGTATCCGGTTATTAAACAAGCTGGATTGTTATTATTTACTCATTTGTATAATAATAGAAGCGACACTACTGGATTTAATTTGTCTAAAATTCCATTTGGCGTTGATATGTTGTTAAGACCCTACAAACCATTGGTGATGTAATGGCTATTGTTAAATATGAAAATGTTAATGTAAATGACTTAACCTTTGGCGTTAATGCAATGGGTGAGTACACTACAACGACAACATTAAAGTTTGTTGGCAGACCTTTAGTCCAAGATGTAAAAAACACCGTAGCTATTACAGAGCGCTATCGTGTTTATAGCGATCTTATTGGATTAAAGTTTAACTACACGCCTAACTTAAAGTTAATTTTTGACAATCAAAATCAGTACTCAATTACTTGGAGAGGAAATGATTGGCGAATTGCTGATTGCATTGAAGCTAATGACAGAATGTCAGTCACTCTTATGTGTTATAGAAACGATCCTGCAACTGAGGTTTAAATGGCACAACAAAACAACATAGTAGATTATGCAAACGCTATACAGTATCAACTAGCAAGCATTGTTACTCCAGTGCCTGTATATGCAAATTTTAACAGAAACTTTGCAACAGAGCAAAAATTTATAACTTGGCAATTAAGGAATGTGCATCAAGAAGTTTTTACAGGCATTTATAGAATGAACAAAAGCATTGATAGACCAATATTTCAAATTAGTGCGTTTGCAACTACAATGAATGATGTTTTTGCTTTAACCAATGAAGTCATACAAAGTTTACATGGATATTCTGGACAATTTGGCGGTGCGGCGGGCTTTAATGTATCAAAGGCTGACGTGATAATGCTAAATAATTCATATGATAATACAATAGGATTGCATAGTATTTTTATGGATTGCACTTTAGATATTCCGGCATAAAACAATATTTTTTTTATTTTTAATTAAGGATTAAATCATGGCACTTCCAAACAAAGTACTTCCAGGTTTTAGCGCAACTTTATATGCACAACCTACAGCTTCACCAACTCCATTAAGCACTGCTGGACTTTCAACTTTAGCCAGTGTTGCACCAATTGCAGTTGTAGCAAATACAGTTCAAGTAGAAGCTATTCCAGCGTTTGGGCAAGACGACGCAGTTGCTTCTTATGGCGTAGCTGGCTCACGTCAATCTGACAAAATTCCAGTCCAATCAGCTCCTACTTCTATGGCTATCACAGCTGCATGGAATCCAGCCGATGAGGTTTTATTGCTATTACGAGAAGATGCTTACAACGGAACAGTTGACAGAACTTATGTAATTGCAGCAACTGACGGCACAAACACAGTATATTATGCATTTAACGGTCGCGTAGGCCAGTTCCAAATTGATCCTGCACCTGGCGCTGAGACAAAATGCATGTTTACTATTCACCCTCGTGGCAATCAATACGGTTGGTGTAATAACACGTAATAATTAAAGCCCTTAGGGGCTTTTTTATAGGATAAAATAAAATGAATGTGCAATCTAATCAAGATTTATTAAGTTATCTTTTAAAGCAAATGGAAAGCGGACAAAAAAATTGGTTTGGATTTTCTGAGCAAAGAATTACAGGCATAAATTTGTCGCATCAAATTGCTGCTAATCATGCCGACAAAATGACTCCAGTGGAAATTGTAGAATATGTTGCTGAGTTAAACAACGAAATATATAAAAAGTTTATCAAATATGGCTAACAAAGTAACATTTGAAATGACTGGATTAAAGGAAACTTTAAAAGTCTTTGAAGATTTGCAGTCAGAAATTGGAGACAAAAAAGCTAGATCAAAAGTTTTAATTCCAGCAGTTAAAGAAGCGATGAAGCCAGTTTTAGAAATGGCTAAATCACTTGCTCCAGTGGACACAGGCTTTTTAAAACAATCATTAAGGATAACTGCAAAAAGACCTTCAAATAAAGATAAAAGATCAAAATACGTTAAACGGAATGACTCTGTAATTGCTGTCGTTACAACAAAAAGCCCGCCTAAAAATGGAAGCAAGCCATTTGATATGAGAGCAATTGCACAGGAGTTTGGCACGGCAAATATGCCAGCGCAGCCGTTTATGCGAGTTTCATTAGAAAGTCAAGCGTCATTAGTTGCTGAAAGTTTAGGTACAATTTTAAAAAATAAGATAGAAAAATATAGGAGTAATATGAAATGAGTAAGTTTAGTGCAGCTTTAGGTCCAAGGTATGAAGAAAACAGAATGTCAATCATGACAAGAACATTTGTTCTTGGCGACCACACATTTAAAGTAAAAGTACCTAGTGTTGGTGAAATGGAAATAATGAATGACAAGCTAAAAAATCCAGATCAAGAAGAGATTGATTTGGTTTATAAAGAACTAACGGCTGATATTGAAGTCTTGCGCAATGAACTTAACTCTGACGTAAGATTTGAAAAAGACGATATTTTTATTGGCGATCGCTCTATGAAAGAAGCCGCAAAAAATAAAGTAGTTGTTAAATACAGAATTACTCAATACATGAAGTTAATAGTGCCTGATAGCGGTGCAAGTCTAGACGATTTGACCTATCAAGATATTGAGGATGAATTTCCTTTTGCTATTCAAATGCAATTTATGGATAAAATTTTAGAAGTGCTTTCTCCTTCATATAAAGAAATACGCGAAAAGTAACAAGCTCATTAAGGACACAGGTTCGCGCGTCAATGGTTTTTAATGGGCATAGCATTGAAAGTATTAATGAGTTAGATGCTGAGACAATGGGAGAGATCATGGTGATGTACAATGATGGAATGCTTGGCAACAAAAGCTCTTTAGAAACCATTGGACTTTTAGTCACTGGCGTTTTTAATTATATTCGTGCACCAAGCTCTCCGCCTTACACTTTAAAAGGAGTTTTAGGTAAAGCTTACTCTTATATTTACGAAAAAGAAGAATCCTCTGCAAACGACGCTTTGTTAACATTTATGAGTCAAGCGCAAGGCTTTAATATTAAAAAGTTTAAAGGATAAAGTTATGGCTATTATTTCAAGACTAGGTGTTGTTTTAGGTTTAGACACAGGTGAATTTGTATCTGGTCTTGGCATGGCTAATACAAAGTTAGACAAATTTGCATCATCTGTAAAAACTGGTCTTGCTGTTGCTGCAACCGCAGCGGCGGCAGCTTTAGTAGCTAGTGTAAAACACGCCGCAGACTTTGCTGACGAGATAGGTAAAGCTGCAATCAAAGTTGGCGTCACTACAGAGCAGCTGTCAGCTTTAAAATTTGCTGCTGATTTGTCAGATGTAAGTTTCGAAACATTGCAAGGTGGCATGAAGAGATTGTCAATTAAAATGCTTGACGTTGCCGAAGGCAATAAAGAGGCAATTGAAACTTTTAAATCTCTTGGATTAAGTGTTTTTGACGCAAATGGCAAATTAAAAAATGTTGCTGATTTTATGCCAGAGCTTGCTGACAAGTTTCAACAAATGGAGTCTGGAGCAACAAGAACTGCTTTAGCTGTTAAAGTTTTTAGTAAAGCTGGAGCTGAGCTTTTGCCTTTATTGGTCGAAGGCTCTAGCGGTCTTAAAAAGTCTGCGGATGAAGCCGCAAGGTTTGGCAAAATAATATCAACTGACGCCGCCGTACAAGCTCAAGAGTTTAACGATAATCTTACTAGAATTTCAGCGGCATCAGAAGGACTTTCTATTAAAATAGGCAACATGTTAATTCCAACAATTGTTAGATTTACAGATGAGCTTCTTAAGTTTGCTGAAACTAATAACTTGTTTATTGCGGCAATGATGGCAACTGGAAGTGCAATTGACAGAGTTTTGTTTGGTAACAAAGACGAGCAAGCGCAAAAGCTAAGAGATGGCATAGTCAAAAATATCGGTAAAATTAAAAGCGATATTGACGAAATGACTAACAAGTCAAATCCAGAATATAGACGTTTTTTTACAGATGAAGCTAGAGCAACTGAAGTGTTTAGACTTAAGCTTAATCTTGCTCGACAAAAATATGCTTTAGACAAAGCAAATATTAGTTTAATAAAGCCAACAGCAAAGCCAGTTCAACAGCAAGAAGCAGAAACAATTGTAGTGGTTAATGCTGAGTTGCAAAAACAAAAAGACGCTCTGTTGGAAAATATTAATGCAATAAAAATGCAACAACAAGAATTAGATGGAGTCGCTTCCGTTGCTGAAAAACTTACATTAGAATTTAAGGAGCATGGAAAATATTCAGAATTAGCAAATACTCCAATGCAAGCTAAAGCAATGGCAGAGGCAAGAACTCTTGACAATTTAACTAAAGAGAAAGAAATTAATCAAATTATCTTTGATCTGCGAAGTAAAGAAGCTTTTGCTTTAGGTGCAATCTACAAGCAAGCAGAAGATATTAATGAAGCAAATGTTGAAAAAATACAAAACGAGCGAGATGCTTTTGATTTAGAAACTAAAAGCATTGAAATTGTTGCTAAAAGATTAGAGTATGAGCATCAGCTTGTTGGCTTATCTGACACTCAGACAGCTAAAGCATTAGAGTATTTTGACTTGCAACAAAAAATAATTAGGATTGCTGAAGAAGAAATTGGAATAACTACAAGTCAAATTGAAGCTAGAACATCAGCCGAGCAAGCTAGGATTGATGCTCAAGAGGCAACAACAAGAGGACAAAACACTTTCCAATCTGGATGGGACAAAGCTTTTGCAAATTATAAAGAAAGGGCAATGGACTCTGCTAACATTGCGTCAGATGCATTTAACAATATGGCTCAAGGCATGGAAAGAGCTTTAGATTCTTTTGTTAGAACAGGTAAATTAAACTTTGCTGACTTAACTAGAAGCATTATTGCTGATTTAATTACAATGCAAATTAAGGCACAAGCAACTTCAATATTTGGAGGTCTTTTTGGCGTAATTGGTGGAGGTGGCGGAAACTTCTTAACTTCCAGCTCAACGAATTTTAACAATGGAGCAGGATTGTTTGGTGGCTTTTTTGCA